TTCAGCTAAACTCAGCTTACGGTGCAATCGGTAATCCATATTTCCGCTTCTATGATCTTAATCAGGCCACAGCTATCACAGTCGGTGGACAGCTTTCTATTCGCTGGGCTGAAGTTAAGATTAATGAATATATCAATAAGCTTCTTGGTACAGAAGATGTTGATTATGTTATCGCAGTTGATACCGATAGCTTGTATATCACTCTTGATGGTCTGGTGACTAAGGTATTTAAAGACAAAACTCCTACAACCGAACAGATTGTCACCTATCTTGACAAGATCGCTTCACAGGCATTCAAGCCAGTCATTGACAAGATATATGCAGGCCTGCATGAGCATATGAATGCCTTCGCACAGAAGATGTCTATGAAGCGAGAGAACATTGCAGACCGTGGTATCTGGACAGGTAAGAAGCGTTACATTCTGAATGTTCATGATTCTGAAGGTGTGCGATATGAAACACCAAAGCTAAAGATGATGGGCATTGAAGCAGTTAAATCTTCGACTCCCGCATTTTGTCGCAAGGCTATTAAAGATGCATTGAACATCATTATGACTAAAGATGAAAGCGCAATGCATCAGTTTATTGCATCTTTCCGCGAGCAATTCAATAAGATGCGCTTTGAAGATATTGCATTTCCAAGAGGAATTCAGGGCCTTGGGAAATATAGAATGGTCGAGAAGGGTATTCCAATTCATGTGAGAGCTAGTCAGACATATAATACTCGTCTCAAACAACTCAAGCTTGATAAGACCTATGATCTTATCAAAGATGGTGATAAGGTAAAATTCTGCTATATGAAAATGCCCAATCCATTAAATGAGAATGTATTGGCTATCGCATCCGTTCTACCATCAGAGTTTGAGATTGACCGATACATAGATTATAAGACACAGTTTGAAAAGGCATTTCTTGATCCGCTTCGCTCGATCCTTGATGTGATTGGATGGCAAGATGAAGATAGACCTACACTGGAGAAGTTTTTCACCTAATGGCATACTTGAATCATAATCTTCCGACATTCACATGTTATATGCGGAATGAATATCTGTATAATCATGAGAAGGGTCATGGTGAATTTACACTATGTGATGTGCATAGTGTCGCAAGCATGGAGAAGCGAGTACCTCTCTTTGAAGCATTTCTAGATAATGGTGTCAATTGGACACGCCGACCACTAATGGCCTTCTGTTGGAAGAAGGATGCACCAGTTCCAAAGATTGAGGATTGCTATTACTGGAACTGCTTTAGCCCATATATTGATGTTAATATTCGCACTCGTATGGCTGGGCTACGCGCACAACTAATTCGTTGTGATGGTAGTCATATTAGCGGTGAATATATGTTTACTATGGATTGGTCATGGGAGAATAAGGGTATCTTAGATACAAATTTTAGTGAGACACCTGAGCATAAATGTGCTCACATGTTTAAGGTTGATGATGGTAATTTTTATGCATACCCAAACAATAGGATCATATGGCATGATGATGCATGGATTGATGTGCCGCTCAAAAATAATCCAGGATATCAGATCGACATGACAGTATATTCCGTAGAAAACAAACGAAATCTAATCACAGACAATAGCTATATGACAGAATTTAAACAAGGAGATAAATCATGAGCAAAGATTTCTTTAGAGATTTGGTCAAACAAATCGGCGACGTTGATACACACATTGCTGATGATGGTTTACATTCATCAGAATTTGCTGGTGCAATGGATACAGGTTCATATCTATTAAATGCAGAGCTATCTGGCAGCATCTATGGCGGTGTGCCTAACAATAAGATCACAGCATTTGCTGGTGAGAGTGCAACTGGTAAGACATTCTTTGTTCTTGGTCTCGTGCAACAGTTCCTGAAAGATAATCCAGATGCGGGTGTCTTTTATTATGACACAGAAGCTGCGGTTACTAAGGAAATGTTTGTAGCTCGTGGAATCGATCCGCGCAGGGTTGTTATTTCTGAGCAGGCCACTGTGCAAGGCTTCCGCACTCATGTTATGAGAACGCTTGATAACTATCTCAAGGTACCTGAGAAAGAACGTCCAAAGATGCTCATGGTGCTTGACTCATTGGGTCAGCTTTCAACTGAAAAAGAATTGGAAGATATCGCAGAGGGTAAGAACACGCGCGATATGACTCGGTCACAGCTTATTCGTGGTGCTTTCCGCGCACTATCACTCAAGCTTGCTCGGGCTAATGTATCATTGCTAGTGACCAATCATATCTTCAATGTGATCGGTGCATATGTGCCGACCAAAGACATGGGTGGTGGTGAAGGTTTGAAGTATGCGGCCTCACAGATTATTTTCTTGACTAAGAAAAAAGATCGCGATGGCACGGAGGTTGTTGGTAATATCATTCATTGTCGTGTAGCCAAGAGTCGCTTTACTAAGGAAAACAAGTCGATTGATGTAAGGCTATCTTATGATAAGGGCCTTGATCGTTACTACGGATTGCTTGACTTGGCTGAGAAATATGGTATAATTAAGAAGATTGCGAATCGCTTTGAAATGCCTGATGGTGGAAAATATTATGCCAAGCAGATTGAACAAGATCCTGAACGGTTCTTTACAAAAGATTTGCTAGATCGTATTGATGCGGTCGCAGCAAAAGAATTTAAGTATGGTCAAGGTGAAACAAGTGAGGTAGAACATGACGAAGAAGAAAGTGCCAACGAGACCGCTAGCTGAGTATACAGTGGTCGATCACGCTGAAGTGAAAGACCACATGTGCTTTGGTATTGAGTCTGGTAAGTTCAAAGGGACGGTATTTCGTTTCGATACCGTCAAAGTTGGTGAATCTCTTGATGATGAAGATAATGCAGTCGTCAGATTTACCTATACAGTATTAGAAAATGAATTTAATACTAAGGGTAATCAAGACTTCGAACGTACCATAGCATCAATACTATATCATATAATTGAAACAACGGCGGAAATGAATGCGAATCGAAACGACGGTGCTTCGGCACCTACTACATGATGATGATTTTGCACGAAAGGTATTACCTTTTGTAAGCGAAAAATATTTCTCTGATGTCTCTGAAAAGCTAGTATATTCTCGCATTTCAGAGTTCATGGAGAAATATAATTCTCTCCCTACCCGTGAGGCCCTATCCATCGAGATAGAAGGCACCAAGGGTTTGGGTGAGAAGGAACATCAATCTGTCATGCAGATTATCGATGGGCTTACTCGACCTGAGCCCGTCGATAAGACCTGGTTGCTTGACTCTACTGAGAAGTTTTGTCAAGAGCGAGCCATCTATAATGCAATCATGGATAGCATCACTATCCTTGATGGTAAAGATAAAGATCGCAGTAAGGGATCAATCCCACAGATACTCACCGATGCACTTGGTGTATCCTTTGATACACATATCGGCCATGACCTGATCGATGACTATCAAGGTCGATATGACTTCTATCATCGCGTAGAAGAAAAGGTTCCTTTCGATCTAGAATACATGAACAAGATTACTAGAGGTGGTCTATCACGAAAGTCGCTGAATATTATTTTGGCAGGCACTGGTGTTGGCAAATCTCTAGCAATGTGTCATATGGCCGCAGCCAATTTGATGATGGGTAAGAATGTTCTATACATCACAATGGAAATGGCCGAGGAAAAGATCGCGGAACGTATTGATGCTAACCTGCTGAATGTACCGATTCCAGATTTGCAATCTCTACCTAAAGACCTATATGAAAAGAAGATTGCAGGTATTCGAGCAAAGACTACTGGCAAGCTCATTATCAAAGAATATCCGACAGCTTCAGCACATGCTGGTCATTTCCGTCATCTACTCAATGAATTAAACCTGAAGCGGTCTTTCGTACCAGATATCATCTATATCGATTATCTAAATATTTGTATGTCAGCGCGCATCAAAACAGGTTCCAATGTTAATAGCTATACCTATGTTAAGGCTATAGCTGAGGAGCTAAGAGGTCTTGCAGTTGAGCGCAATGTTCCAATTGTATCAGCGACACAAACCACTCGATCTGGTTACTCCAGCTCTGATGTCGACTTGACTGATACCTCCGAATCATTCGGTCTACCTGCGACTGCTGATTTCATGATTGCCCTTATCTCTACTGAGGAGCTACAAGAGCTAAGTCAGTTCATGGTAAAACAGCTAAAGAATAGATATAGTGACCCGGCCGTGCATCGTAGATTTGTTATCGGTGTCGACCGGGAGAAGATGCGCCTCTATGATGTCGAGCAATCGGCCCAGTCAGATATCATGGAGGACAGACCTGTCATGGATAAGACCGCATTTGGTCAACGCCGTGATGAGGAAGAGACTATGGGTTGGAAAACAAAGAAAATGGGTCGGAAGGACTTCTCAGGTTTAAAGGTGTAAAATGGGTAAGAGTCGCAAGTTTGATCCGGATGATTATGAAGATGATTACGGGTTCACGGATCGTAAAGAAAATGACTGGCGAGATGAGCGCAAAGAAAAACGTGCTAAAAAAGAAGCCATAGATGTCGAACCACCTAAGACTATATGGCAACCAAAAACTCCGCGGGCTCGTCGTTAATATATACTTCTGACCCTACTTCGCCATTGACATTGAGCGGTCATCCTGGTACTATTAACCCATGATGAGAGGTGTCCATGGCAAGATCAGGTCCGCGCATAGCGGTCTATGGCAGGGACAAAGTCTATAGGGACCTCATCCGAGGCGCTACCAGATGGATGGTAGCCGATCTGGTGGGCCCTAGACTTTCAGAGACTTTGACCATCAAGGTCAAGCTGGTCAAAGACCTCTTTAAAGAAGAGGGTGTATTGGGCGACTGTGAATGGATAGATGATAACAAACGCCCAAGAGAGTTTTTGATTAGACTCTATGCTGGTCCAAACCGCAAGAGAACACTCAAGACTCTAGCCCACGAGTTGGTGCATGTAAAGCAATTTGCTAGAAGCGAAATGTATGATCATGTACAGAATATCGATCTTGTGACCTGGAAAGGTCAACGAGTAGATTCTAATAAGGTTAGCTATGAGGATCATCCTTGGGAGAAAGAGGCCTATGAAATGGAAACGCCTCTATTGAACAAATGGGCTCATATAACTGGTAATGAACAATACATTTGGAGGTCTAGAAGATGATGTGGTTATTGGTAGTGGTGAGCCTAGTATTCACCACGGACGACGGCCCAAGGGTTTCTTTTTTGCTTGCATCCTCTTATGAGGAATGCACAGCCGCCGCCAATGCAGGTAATGCTGGCGCATTTGATAGACTTGATCGGACCCGCAATGGTTTTTTCTGTTATAGGGTAACGCTGAAATGACTCAAGAGATTAGCATACCCACAACTTTCTATCAAAGTGTAAACATAGAATCTATTGAAAGACTCTATGAGGCCAAATATGTTGGTGCATGGTCTATCAAAGAAAAATCTGGAAACTGGAGTCTGCATCCAGTCGAGGTATTCTATCAACCCATTCTAAAAGACCCATCACATAAACATTACTTTGGGGTCTATCTAGGACCAGAAGGTCATGTTCATATCTGCGATGCTACCTCAGCCTTTTCTGATCCAATTGCAGGCGCAGTTGCAAATGATGATGAGATAATCGTAAGCGGATATAGACACGACTATCGGAAAAGTAGAGATGGGTCTGTATTCATTGACGGTGGTCGAGATTACATCAAAACCAATACTAGAAAATTAGTTAATCTTACTATGGTTGAAGGTAATCTTATAGTTTCATAAATATGGCTATCATATAAAGAGGTGGTCATGTCATTCAAAAGATGGTTATTCGAACAAACGGAGTCTAAGAGACTCCCTTTCGATAAGACGTCTAAACGTCGTGGGTGGTGGCGTGAAGGTGATCACTATATTCTATATCACGGCACGCATGATCGCAACGTAGCATCAATGATGAAGTCTGGTATCAATAAACCAGATCCATCCACTGGAATGTATTCAACAACACCAGACCCTCACACCGCACATGGTTATGCATCCATGTCTGGTGGTGGGGGTGAAGCACATTTTAGAGGTGTCAATGCTAAAGCTACCACGACTCCTCATAGCGAACGCTCAGTTTTAAAATTAAAAATACCTGCGGACTGGGCCGAACGTAATATGGATGCGGACCTGCGCGGCAATATGGGTGATGCTCGCCGCAGAATGTTAAGTCGTGGTGAATATACCAAATGGGTCGCAGGCAATCCGGATAAAAATGACTCAGAATATTATATGGCCACAGAGGTTCGGTTCAAGAAACCGATTCCTCCTGAATTTATTGAGGGTCATATGAAAAAATTCGAGGGGTAAAGTTTAGATGGCAAATTTATCTGCATCTGAACTATTGAAGGCGGGCCGAGAATATAGGTCTGAAGTTATTATTCGAAAGATAAAAAAGAAAGAGCCGTTTGAAATGGATAACGGTCGCAAAATTATATTGAAAGCTAGCATATCATCATTGTCTTTACTTGCTAAAATGACAAAAACATCTCAAGAAATAAATTCTATCATATTTTTGGGTGATGATGGTAAAGAATATAAAGTAACAAATATAAAAAAGAATGCTGATTTTGGTGGAAAGGGTGATAGATCCGGTGTGGCTAAAGAAGATGCTGCATTAGCCTCTCTCAATAAGCAAATATTAGATGCAAAAAAGAAAGAGAAAATTGGTACATTGCCAATTAGAATAGGAAATAAAACATACAAAGCAACCATAGCTGAAAGCACACCAGGAACTCCAAAATCAGACTTTCATCTACTTGATTCTGATGGTAATGAAATAATATGGATATCGCATAAAGATGGACGGGGTCCAAGAGATTTCCAACAATGGGGAGGAATCTCTGAAAGATCAGAGCCTACAATATTTCGTCATCCAGAAACACAAAAATTTATTAGAGATTTAAAAGCTATGTACCCTAGAGGGTTACCTCCAGCGACTACGCTTTATCGAAAAATAAAAGATAAAAAATTAAAAATGTTATCTGTATATGGTAATATGTTTGGTGGTGGTTTAGGCCAGCAAAATGTATCGATATTATTACAGGGTCCTATTAAACTAGAAAAGGTAGGCACCTCATATAGAATGATTGCAAATCACGTTCATTTAAATGGTGAGTCTGTAGATTCTGGTGGATTTGAGCCTGTTATTATGGCAATATATAAAGGTGATCGTTCCGATGCTGGTGTACCAGGAACAAGAATAGTCATATCACCAATTGAAGGAAGAAAGGGTGTGCCTTTCTAATGCTTACATTTAAAACATTTATTACTGAGTCAGTGGCCGCTGATGATAAGTTAAAGCATCTAGAACATGCTGAGGATCATCCTATCAATGCTGGTGCTGCTGGTTTCAAACATGCTGCTGATACGCTAAATTCAGTACACAACCAGCTTCTCCGCAAAGATGGATCTAATGTCAAGGTGACAATGAAATATGATGGTTCTCCATCAATAGTATTTGGTCATCACCCACAAACAGGTAAATTTTTTGTTGCATCAAAATCAGCCTTTAATGTAAAACCAAAGATAAATTATACAGATCAAGATATTGAAGCTAATCATGGTCATGCGCCAGGCCTGGTATCAAAACTAAAATCTGCACTAAAGCATCTACCAAAGGTGACACCTAAGGGTGCTGTATATCAAGGTGATATCATGCATACTCCTGAAGATGTAAAGACATCAGGCGATACATTAAATTTCAAGCCTAATACCATAACATATTCTGTACCCAAAGATAGTCCTGTTGGTAAGAAGGTTGCACGCGCACAATTAGGTGTGGCCGTGCATACAAAATATCAAGGTAAAACATTAACTGATATGAAGGCTGGGTTTGAGCCTGACACATCATCATTTAAACAGCATCCAGATGTTCATATGATTTCTGTTGAGCATCCAGTGGAACGCACTGGTTATTCATCCGCACAAGAACGCGAATTTGAAAGTCATATGAAGAAGGCTAAAGCTGTAGCATCTTCGATGACATCAGCATCACATAAGGCTGTTGAAAGACATCGCGATAACATAAAGATGTATATCAATGATACTGTTCGTCAAAGCACTAAGCCTACTACAGATGGTCTTAGAAAATATATTACAGCTAGACAAGCAAAAGCTTTATCAACTCTAAAGACCGACAAGGCTCGTAGTATAAAGCAGCAAGAATTAAAAGATTCACTAGACCATCTTGATGCTAATAGTCACCATATAGACAAAGCTTTTGAATTGCATGGACATCTACAACGTGCTAAAGATGTTCTTGTTCATGCATTGTCATCAAATCCAGGTCCATTTCAACATACAATTGGTGGACAAGCTGCTAAACCTGAAGGCTTTGTTGCAATCAAAAACGGTGCTCCTACTAAGCTAGTCGACCGCGCAGAATTTAGCAGAGCCAATCTCCTAGCCGCAAGGGGTTAAAAACCCTAAATAGGCAAGCGCTGTATAGTCCACGGAAAACCAGCGTAGGGAGGGCAAATGAAGCCTGTTGCAATTACTTTTGGGCGCATGAACCCGCCTACCATTGGCCACCAAAAGCTGGTCGACCATCTACATTCTGTCGCGAAAAAGCACGGTGCAGATGCCGAAGTACACTTATCACATACACAAGATAGCAAGAAAAATCCTCTGTCGCATGGACAGAAGGTTGGTCTAGCTCGTAAAGCTTTTGGCTCTTCTGTTCAGTCTGGTCCACATAAGACCATCATCGATGTGATGAAGCACCTGCATAAGCAAGGTCGCAAAGAAGTTCATGTCGTGGTAGGTGGTGACCGCCACAAAGAAATGCATGAGCTCCTGCACAAATATAATGGTAAGGACTATCATTTTGATAAGATACATGTCCATTCTGCGGGAGAGCGTGATCCGGATGCTGAAGGCGCTGAAGGTATGTCAGCATCCAAGATGCGAGAACATGCAAAAAACAAAAATCACGAAGCCTTCAAATCAGGTCTACCAACAGGTTTACGGTCATCGTCACATAGGGTGATGAAGATGGTTCGCTCTGGTATGGGTCATGTTGAAGAAGGTGATCCGTTCGGCGGTGGCACGTCAGCTTTCACTCCAGCAGATCGCGAGATGCCACAGACTGCAGTATCAATGCAGCATGAAGAAGATCCTGATGGACCTGATGAACCTCGTTCAAGCGAGGCTATCGGTGCACACGAAGAATTAAATCATAAGCTATTTGCTGATGATCGCTTGATGCCTGAGGTTCGCATTCAGCTACGCAAGATTGCAGATCAGTTTATTCGTTTTGTTGCAGTACCTCTTGATGTCAAAGATATTGTATTTACTGGTTCTAATGCTAGCTATCATTATACCGATCATAGTGATATCGATCTACATGTGGTTGTGAAGCTAAAGGGTGGTGCATCAATGCGCGCATATATGCGCCAGCTATTTGATGCAAAGAAAAGCCTCTGGAATCAGATGCACAATATTAATATTCGTGGGTTTGAGGTCGAGCTTTATATCGAACCGACCGAAGAGCCTGCGGTTAGCTCTGGTGTGTATAGCATCCAAAATGACAAATGGGTGAAGCATCCTACTAATCAAAAGCCTACCATGGATGATGTCAGTGTGCGTAGCAAATATCGTCAGTATAAAGATGAGATCGATGCAGCTATAAAATCAAATGATATGTCGAAAATTGGAGCTTTGCTGGCAGAGCTTCGTGAAATGCGTAGTTCAGGTCTAGCTAAAGGTGGTGAATATAGTGTCGAGAATATAGTCTATAAATTACTTCGCAGCAGAGGTGATCTACAGAAATTGTGGTCGATTAAATCAGAGCTGGGCGACAAGGAATTATCACTTGAAGGTCATCGCTATTACTCAGGCCTAGACAAGTCGACTGCCAGCAAACGTAAGTCTCAATTTAAGAGACAGACAAAGATGTCAGATAATGATCCAAGCGCATATAAGGCAGCGCCTGGTGATAGTAAAAAGACTAAGACAAGTGTTCATACAATGAAATATCGCAGACAATTTGGCGATAACTATAATGCGAATGATGTTCAATTCAATCCACCGGAGCTGCCCGTGCGTTACTCATACCTATCTGCTTCATATAACAAGAGATTTGAGCAGTTCGCGGAAGCTGCTGGTTATCGGGACATGTTTAGAGGAATCGTTCCTCACGGATTAGATCCGACTACTGAACCTTTGAGCCATGCAGTTCCAACATCAAGATATGATCTGGAATCCGCCGATAGCGCGTCAAAGCTGGTGCAAGATAAGCATCGCAGAGAAAAAGAGACTTTAGCTAAAAAGCACGAGAGGGAGAGAGAATCCATGAAGATGCAGGATCTCCGCAAGAAAATGATGCAGCGCGATGAAGAAGTCGAGCGAATTGCAGAAGCGACTAAAGACGGAAATGCAAGCTGGAGGGTTCCAGCTCATGTCAAAAAGCATCTAGAAGATAAGCATGGTCGGGCGCAGTCCATTCATGTATCCTCTGATGGGTCAAAGATAACTCATAGTGTACGTCACCTTGATGATGATGGTATGGATCACTATGAAACTAGAACACACGAATACAATGGTAAAGATCCAGTCAAAGATCGTAAAGTTGGCAAACTGATTAAACATGTTAAGCCAAAGATGTCAGTCGAAGAAGCGGCCGATCAAGGTCTTGCTAAGAAGGCCGAGAAATCTGGTATTCCAGTTAGCGTATTGCGTCAGGTTTATAATCGTGGTATGGCTGCATGGAAGACTGGACATCGCCCAGGAGCTAATCAGCAACAGTGGGCCTATGCTCGTGTGAACTCTTTCATCACCAAGGGTAAGGGTACATGGGGTGGTGCTGATAAAGACCTAGCTGCCAAGGTTCGCAAAGAAGAAGTTGATGAAGCTTGCTGGGATGGTTACAAAGCTGTTGGTATGAAAAAGAAAGGTGATCGCATGGTACCAAATTGTGTACCTGAAGCTATCACAAAAGCTGCTGACTTTGAATATAAGAAAGAAACGCTACCTGATGGTAGAGTTGTATATCGCAAGATTCATAAGAAACTAAAGGTTGAGGGTGATCCAAATCCTCTGCATCGCGAGACTGGTACAGATTCTTTAGTAAAGAATTATAAGAAAGATACACCAGGCCAGAATGAATCTGCTAATGATGCTCGCTATATGGCGCCAGTGCCATGGGCAAAGCAGACAACAGAAGATTCAAAGTCACCGAAGACATTTGAAGATGTACGCAAGGCCTTAGCTGGTCTCCGTGAACAAACAGAATTGTCTGAAGATTTTGTACCTGGAATTATGGATGCACCAACGGCTCAACAGCTAGGCATTCGCGCACAATTCGGTTATGCTGATCATCCTTCAGTCGAAGAAGAAGATGATGCAGGCTGTGGTTGCGGCGGCAACTGCCAGTGCGATGATGTCGAAGAGGAGCTGGAGATCACCGAAGCTGAATATCAAGGACGCAAGGTGACTCTGAATAAGCCATTCCGCACACCTGGTGGTCCGAAGAAGTCTGCTGTGTATACAACAAATGCATCAGGTAATGTAGTTCTTGTACGTTTTGGTGATCCCAACATGACGATCAAAAAGAACATTCCGGGGCGCCGTCGTAATTTCCGTGCGCGTCACAACTGCGATAACCCAGGGCCGCGCTGGAAGGCGCGCTACTGGTCCTGCAGAGCATGGTAATATACCAATAATAAAGTATTTGCATCTATAAACTGAGAAAAAATTACTCGCTAAGGAGAGACTAACATGAAAGATAATAGTAAATTCGGGTCATCAGACTCACTTATCGCCGCAGTTCGCTCCATCATGGAGAAGGAACATACGGTGCCTAAGGGTGCTAAAGAAAAGAAGCTAGCTGCGCTGGCTCATCCGAAGGATAAGATCACGCATAAAGACGTGCTGGTTGGCCGCGGTGTCCTGAAGAAGGAAAATAGCGGTGAGCGCATGGGTACGATTGTCGCGACTCGCAAGGAGAAGGTCGAGGTGGATCCGAAGCTTAAAGAGGAAGAGCAAGTCGATGAGCGCAAGCTAACCGGGGCTGAGACTGATAAGAAAGAAAAGTATGTGATGTCACTCAAGAAAAAGATGGGTGGCTTCAAGAAGCGTTATGGTGAGCGTGCTAAGGAAGTGATGTATGCTACAGCTACAAAGATGGCTAAGAATGAAGAAACCGGGCAGATCGATGAGATAGATAATGCACCATCTAGTGGAGATTATAGTCGTTATAATAGCCCAGAGGCGCAAGAACGCAGAAAAAAAGAACGTGAAGAGCTTGCTAAGCAAGCGCATTCAACTCCTAAAAAAGCAAAAATAGCTAGCAAGCTTGGTATAAAAAAGGAAGAAGTCGAGCAGGTTCAGGAAATCTCGACAGGTCTTGCTAGTCGTTATCTAAAAAAGACTGATCCAGAAACCAGCTCACCAAAAGAAGTCGAAAAGCGCAAGACTGGCCGCGCTCTAGCCCTTACTAAGAAGTGGGGCGGTAAGGTTGGTGGAACAGCTGCACCTAAAGTTCCGACGAAGGACTAATAGAATGGCTAAAGATAAGCGCGAATATGGATATGAAGGTGATATGGCAATTAGCCAGTTAAAGTCTATCATATCCAATGCACAAGCTCTTATGTCAATGATGAAACCTGAGACGGACCTACCAGAGTGGGTCCAACTCAAAATCACGCTTGCACAAGATTATGTCTTGACCGCGCGTGATTATATGAGTTCTGAGATGTCGGAGGCCGTCACAACAGAGAAGCCACCGTTCGAAGGTCCCTATACTAAGTCTAAAGATGCGAGCCCAACTCGCTCACGCCTCAAGTCTCTTACAAAAAAGGCGCGCGAGACTCTGGCTAAATCCACGGTAAAAAAGTCTAAATAGAAACACTTATATTATGCTGAGTAGTGCTTAACGAAAAGCGAAGGAGATACGCTTATGCCTTTATGGAATTTCGGTAAGGAGTCTGCGGGCTCTCAGTCTGGTGCAAACACACAGGCTGGTATTAAATACGGCCAGCAGCCGTTCGGTGGTGCGACCGATGGTCGCGAATCTTGGAAGCGCAATGTTATTGCGACTAACCAAGGTTGGGTGCGTCGCCGCAATATCACTAAGGATGGTGCAAACTCGCAGCGCGACGAGATTCTTGTTTCGGCCAATCCTGGGATCGCTAGCGATGGATATGCTAACATCGCGCATCTAGGGTTTGCTGAGATTACACAGATTTATCTGTCGACAAATTCGACAGGTGGTAATGCACTTCAGCGTAGTGCTACGGCCAATCTATATGTCGTATTCAATGAGCCGGTTCGTCACCGCGGTGGCACAGGCTTTATTCGTATCCGCATTGCAAATACCGTTACTGGTAATACAGTAATTGCGACTGCAAATGCAAAGTCAACGACATCCCGCACAGACATTATCAATGCAAATAACACGCTGGTATTCCGTTTTGTTCCGGGTAGTGCTGGTACATACAAGGTCAATGCTAATACACTAGCATTCAGTAGCGCATCTGGTGGTGCATTTACTGCAAACCTGATTAGCTTGAATCTTGGTACGAATGGCGGCGAATTGGCCAATACAGTTCTTACAGGTTCTGTGTCAAATAACTTTGGCACATTCACTGTCCGCTCAGCCACAACTGGCGGCTAATAGTTAGGGAGCGATAGTATGGCCGATAAGAAGGTAAGTCAGCTAACGTCTTTGGGCACTACATCGTCCGAAGACCTGCTGCTAGTGATAGATAATCCTAACGGAACTCCGACATCGAAGAATATGACTGTAAAGTCATTCTTCGGTGCGGTGCCGTCTAATACTGTGTTCAATGGTCGCGTGACCCTGAAAGCAAATGCGACCATCACATGTTCCAATACGGTCGTGACATCCAATGTGAATATTACATCGAATGGCTTGCTCAAGGTGAATAATTTCATCACCACTATTCGGTCTACACCAGCATCTAATAATGCTGCGACTGCAGGCTATAAGCTTGGGCAAGCTTTCTTCACAAATACGCATCTATACATTGCGGTGAATGCTACAACTTTGAAGAGGGTTGCACTATCGACATTCTAATAACATGAATATCATTGATGACAGTAACTTCGTTTTGTATGCGGCCAAGCACTATGACAATCCAGCTTGCATAGATGAGTCGGAGTTTTACGAAGACCTTGGCCGCATACGCAACCTGCAGAGATTAATGAGCAGGTATGCTAAGACTGGTGAGCTTAAGGATCGATATATCCTGAATCACTTAATCGCATTATACAATGTATTTGAGCGTGATGCGATTACAAAGATGCTGGTATTCAAGATGAAAGACCAGCTACAATATCTGAAACCGTTTCTGGTTCTGATGGGTTATTGGCCAGATAAGGTAGAGGGTATAGGAAAGAAAAACGAGACAATCATCGGATCTGATATATCAATGGATCCCATGATTGTTGCGATTCTAAGGAGGATCTAATGGACGAAGATGCACCAGCTAATGCAGTAGGCGGTGGTAATATCGCAGGTGTCGGAGTTGGTCCAAAGGGAGAACCTGGTCGCCACGGAATGGGTATGCTTCGCCGCAAAAAGATTAGATTCAAAGAATTTATCAAAGATAACAAAACGGTCTATTACAAGGCTTTAGGTCGTCGTGTTCCGGTAGGTAAAAGCAGTTCATCGCGCGGTGGTAATGGGAACGGTGACGGCGAATAACTCATGTATGATTGGAATGATATTGTAATCATAGGTGACAGTTGGTGTGCCGAAAGAATTTATGATAATCATTGGCCTAAAATATTAGTAAAAAAAATTACTGGAAAATATGATTTGATGCCAAGAGGAAAAGGATTTTCAGGTGCTAGTTGGTGGAGTACTAGAAATCATTTATTAAAAGAATTAAAATATAATCCTATCAAAATATTGATTTTGTGTCATACAGAAGCTAATAGAATACCAAGTGATTATGACTATGGTTATAATTATTGGTCAGTTTTAGAAAATAGAAAAAATAATCAGAGATTTGAGGCTGCCGCTCAATATTTTGAATATATTCATTCATTTGAATTTCATAAGTGGTGTCAATTACAATGGTTCAATGAAGTTGATAATATTATAAAAACAAATGGGATTGAAAAAATAATACATCTTCATTGTTTTCCTGATATGTTTTATAAAAAATCTAAAACAAATATTGCGACTCATATATTTAAAACTGGTATGACTATACAAGATAGTTTATATGCTTACAGAAATAATATATTTGATTCAAATTTATTTCCTAATCACCTTTCATATAATCAAAATCATAAATTGGCTATGAAACTATATGATATAATTGATACATATTGCGGTGATGGATTTTGTTATACTAAAAAACTTTTGGATGATATAACTGATGTATAATTGGGATGATATTTTAATTGTAGGTGATAGCTGGTGTTCAGAGCGTGATAACTTTCAATATTGGCCTAATTATCTTTTATCTGAATTAACTGAAATAATATCCAAAGATATACCGCGCGGCAAAGGATATCCTGGATGCAGTTGATGGAGCACAAGAAATAGATTATTTAATGAGCTTAAAAATAAACCAGCTAAAGTAATTATAATCATACATACAGATCCAAGTAGAATTCCTAGTGATGAAGATCATCCCATGACAGCCCACATGGCCTTTAGAACAGTGCATGTAAAAGGTAGATGGGAAACGCCACAAAAAGAATTAAGAGCTAGGGCCGCGGCCGAATATTATTCTCATCTATATTCCGCAAATTTTCATAAATGGGCCGAACAGAAATGGTTTGAAGAATTAGATAATTTTCTATTAGATCATAAAGATGCAAAAATAATTCATCTTTACGGAAATAGAAGTAATAGCGATAATAATTATCAATTTAATGTTGGTGTTACAGTAGAACCACATTTATATTATTATCTAATTCCCAATATACAAGATATAAAATATCCAAATCATATGACAATAGAAAATAATGAAAAATTAGCTTTATCATTAAAAAATATGATATTGAATTACCCTGGGCATGGATATGTTCACAAAGAAAGGTTGTTCAATAAATGATAAAAAGGCTTATTGATTTCATACCGTCTATCATATACAGATGGCGCATGAAAAGACATCTTAAAAAGCTAGCTAAGAACGATCCGTTCATATACTAATATGATACTCGGAATTAATTGCGACAATCATGATGCAAGTATGGCTCTGGTTGATCATGATAATATAATATGGGCAGGACATTCTGAACGATATTCTCGAATAAAAAATGATAGCACATTAAATAAAGCTATGGTTGATGAGATGCTTTCTTATGGAAAGCCAGATGTAATAGTAATCTCAGATCAACCTATATTAAAATCATCTCGAAGATTATTCTCAGGCGAGAGACCAATACTCACTCGATACAAAGATATTTTGAGACAAGTTGGTCTTGGTGGCATTCCATGTGAATTTGTAGGCCATCATGAAAGCCATGCGGCCGCGGGTTATTTCACTTCAAAATTTAATGATGCATCCATATTAGTTGTAGATTCAATAGGCGAATGGGATACTATCTCAATATGGGAAGCTCGTGGTCAAAGCTTAACCAGAATTATATCATGCTCATATCCAAATAGCATAGGTCTATTCTATTCGGCCATGACGCAATATGTTGGGTTAAAGCCTAATGAGGAAGAGTACATACTTATGGGTATGGCGGCGCTTGGTGAATCCAAGCTTGCTCCAGAAATGATTGATACTTTTTTCAGTCGCTGGAATCCACCTAAGATAACCTCAAGATATAATCTTCATAAAGGATGCAAATGGTGGGAATGTGATAATAGTATTACAAAATTTGATATAGCAGCCTCAGCGCAAGCTGTCATAGAAATGTATTTGTTACAAACAATTAAATGGATGAAGCGCAATCTATTATCAAATAATCTGATCTTTATGGGAGGGGTTGCTCTCAACTGTATAGCCAATAGTTTGCTGGCCAAAGTTTATCCAAATATTCATATCATGCCTAATCCAGGTGATGCTGGTAATTCCATTGGAGCTTGTGCCGCTTTAACATATCGCAAACTAAACTGGAAAGGTCCTTACCTAGGCACAAATATAGACAGAGAATTAGATATTGATAAGGTAATCCAAAATCTCATGCGAGGTGAGATTGTAGGAATTGCAAACGGTCGCGCAGAATTTGGACCTAGAGCTTTGGGTAACCGCAGCTTGTTATGTGATCCTAGAGGTATTCAGGCTAAAGAAAAAACCAATACAATAAAAAGACGAGAACAATTTCGACCATTTGCACCTGCGGTATTATCTGAGCACGCGCATGACTATTTTGATATGCCAGTAGGAGAAAGCCCTTATATGCAATTCGTATCAAAATGCAAAGATGCTGGTAGTTTTCCTGCTATCTGCCATACTGATTATACAAGCAGAGTGCAAACTGTATCCGAGAAAGACAATCCAACATTTAGATCATTGCTTGAAAGATGGTATGAAGTCTCAGGTTGTCCAATGCTATTAAACACAAGTCTGAATATCAAAGGGCAACCCCTTGTCAACACTTGGAATGATGCTGTCGAATTTAATAATGTTCACGGTGTGAAAATATTTTAATTAGCCTTTGACTTTCAAGTCAGTATCGTGTAATATAACACGATGCACCTCCATATTGATCACAAATACCTGAGCATTTTATCGATGAAGCTTGGTCTATTCAAGCGTAAAAGCGATAGGTTGTTCAATTTTCGCTGCCCATTCTGTGGAGATTCGGAATCTAGCCGCACAAAGGCTAGAGGTTATGTCTATCAGAACAAAGGTATTCTGGTATTCAAATGCCATAACTGTAGCTATAGCACAAATATGGCCAAGCTAATTGAGCGGGTAGATCCTGCTTTATCGCGTGAATATCGTCTTGAGGTATTTCGTGAGGAGAAGGGTGGTGCAAATAGTGAGCCTCGGTATCTAATACCTAAACCAGAATTTAAACAGGCTGGTGAGACTCGCTTGACTAATCTTGGTCTGATTTCCGTATCAGACCTTAGCGCAACCCATAGGGCTGTACAATATCTGCAAGGTCGTAAGATACCAGAGGAAAGATATTCTGATCTTTATTATGCTAAGGATATGACGGTATGTGAGGAACTAAATTCTTCATATAAAGATCGTCTGATTGCTGATGAACGAATAGTCATACCCTTTCGTAATATGGAAGGTAAACTGACTGGTGTTACCGGGCGTGCTATGGGTAATAGCAAGCTTCGGTACATGACTGTGCGTATTAATAATGAGCCTTTAGTATATGGTTTAGATCGAGTTGACTTTAGCAAGACGGTATATGTCATGGAAGGTCAATTCGATGCGATGCTAATACCAAATGCGATAGCGCCTGGTGGTACTGATATGCAAAGGACGCTATCTTATATTCCTGGGGATAAAGCTGTTCTAGTGTTTGACAATCAGCCGAGAAACAAGCAGGTTGTCGATCAAGTGCAAAAAATGGCTACAAGAAAAATTCCTATGGTAGTTTGGCCGTCAAATTGGAAATATAAAGATATCAATGAGTCAGTAGTGGATGGGGTGGATCCGTCAGAGGTGGTGGCCCTGCTAAATACCTGCACCCACCAAGGGTTAGCTTTAAATCTAGCTTTACGTGATTGGAAGAAATGTTAATGGAGGATAAAATGGGTGGGCCTATTGTAAAACTTATTTCATATACTCAACCGGTACAAGACATCGCAGACCAAGGTATTACAAATGCCTTGGAGCTTGTTGCCTTTTGTGCTAGGGTATCAAATCCTAGCAATCAATATAATAGTGAG